GCACGATAAATGTATTGCTGAATTGTTGCTGAATTGCTTGCTCTTGTTTTCTTTGGTGTCTCTACTAATTGCACCGCATTTGACACACCCAAACGTTTGGATAAATGTTGTATCTTGCCATTCAACTCGTTGATTCTATCAACCAACTCTTTTTTCTGTTGCAGATACTTCATTATCTGATTAGTGTCTTCGATTTGCTTGTCGATTGTTGCCATTGTTCTTCTCCACCAAAAAAGAATAGTCATTTCACATTACAACTATTATCATCGACACATCGATTTTCGCTCTTTTGTTTTTTATTTTATTTATGCAAGGTCGAAATTCTTAACTGCGTTTATGATGTGGACGCAACATCCACCAGCATATTATTTTTCAGCTCTTGAAATCGGCCTTGCATAAATAACTTTTGTTATAGCACACCAGTTGCTCTGATATAACTTCCTGAATAGTTGTATCGTAGGTTTTCTAAAAACAAGATGCCATCCTCTTTGGTGAACTTCTCTCCATTCAAACCAAAAATGCCTGCATCCAACTCCTCTACCATTGCGGGCGGCAGATTCAAATAAGATATTTCATCATTGACTAACAAAACACTACCTAAAACAGCTTGTCCAGTACTTGTTGTTTCGAGTATGTTCACACTTTTTATTTTCTGCTTGCTCATTTGTCACATCCTTTTGCAATTATCGCATTTGATAAAAAACAATGTCACTATTCATAAGCTTATCGCCATCTTTTGGAAGTCTTTTTGTTTCCAATAAATGTTTTGCTCTTGCAAACACACCATCAATCTCAGTTTCTTTTAATAGTGGTTTGAGTGCGGCTCTGACTTCCAATTCTTTACTAACTAATGCACTAACCTTGCCGAGAGTTTTTGAAGGAATATTCATGTATCCCTTTTCCAAACAATGATTCCACGCATAACTTCTGATTCTCATTCTGAACGTTTCTTTTTGCAGTGAAGGAAATGCCAATCCATTATCAATTCCAATCATTTTGTATTTTACTTTTCCTGCCTTTTCGATAGTCTGCACCATGATATTACTTTTATGTCTGTCACAACTACCGATTATAATATCAAACACTGACACTTTTGTGGCTTCTGCTTGGGAATAAGTAAAAGCCCCCGCAGCGTGACTTCTGTATATTTTGTCAACAATCTCTGCATTTTCAGCAAATAGTTGCAAGCTTCCCTCATGACCTGCCATTTTTCTAATAACTGTTGGTGGCACAAAATCAAATTTCATTGCCTTATCTATTTCATATGCGGCCACTTCCCTTTCCGCATAAGTTCCAGCAGCCATTTCGGGTCTCAGTTCCCGCATCTCCCCAGCTCTGGCTTTGAAGACACCTTTGATGCCATTGGAAACCAATTCAGATTGATTACACCCACCACCAAGATATTTTTTATTTGGAAGTGGACTCTCGGACAACTTGAACTCTGCAATGGTATTTTTTTTGCTTCCTTTTATTCTTGTAATCTTCGGTTCTTTTGGTACTTTGACTTTTGGTTCTTTTGATACTTTGACTTTTGGTGCTGGTGCTGACACTATTGTTTTTGCTCTTACTTTTTCTCTCAAAGCTTCTTTGAGCTTTTTAATTTTTGCTCTCTCTCTTGCGGCTACTTTATTTATTCGCTCTTCTGCTTTTTTCTTGGCAGCTATTTCCCTCATAGCCTTTTTGTTTGCCTGTCTGTCCTGCTTTTCTAATTTTCTTTTTGCAACATCCTTTTTCTTTGCCACTTTAACTCTCTTAACTTTTGCTCTCTCCTTTGCAACTTCTTTGTTTTCTTCCTTCGCTTTTTCCTTCGCTTCTTTATTTGGCCATTTGCCGCCCTTTTCTTTTTCGCCAACATTTGCCGGTATCCACGCACACCTGCAATTTGGATGACGTGGCAATAATCCTCTGGCTTCATGAACGGACATTGTTGTACCATCCAAGTCAATGCACAACTCACAAACCCTGTCATCACCCGCTGAGAGCCATTCTGCCATGACTTCCAATTTTATCTCGTCATTCGTCTGTTCGTAAGAATCCAGTTGACCTTCAGCGTGTGCCCTTATGATTTCGGTGCGTGTGATTACTCTTGCACGTTTGTCCGTCATGTCGGTGACGTTATCACGCAATTCTCTTGCTATTTTTCTCACGGCAAGACCGTTTGCCAATCCACTGGCAAGTATTCGTGACATTTGTGTATCCATCACCGCTGTAACACCTTGCAAATCGGTAAATGCTCTGGTGTATAAAGCTTCAATTTTTTGTTGTGCGATGGGACTGTTAAAAGCTTGCCGTAAAAATTCTGCTTGCCCACCTTTGAATAATGATGATGTTGCATCCAATTGCTGTTGTCTGACATCTGTATATGCACGCAGAAGACCTTTTTTGTATGCTGATTCGATGTATGGAGCAGTCCACGGTCTTCCGGCAATACCACCTTGCTGTGATAGTATTCCCGCATCAACCTTTTTCTTTAGCCATTTTCTGTACTCAGCAACTTTTTGTGTATTGGTTCTGAATCGCCACGCCTGTTTTGGCATTTGCTGCAAAAGACTTAATCCACCATCATTGGTGCTCATCAATCCAAAAACATCATCATCCACCACCAATTCATAAATATCTTTGCTTAACTCTTTGAATCGTCGAACCATGTCTGCCTCGAACTGCATTCGAAGCAAAGTGGTTCGGGTCGGGTCTCTTTTCAATTGGTCGGGCATATGCTTTTACCTCAGTCAATGGATTTCGTTTTTCGTTTTTTGTTTATACGCAAATCAAACAAAGTTTTTCTCTTCCCTCGAAAATCTTTTAGTGATACGCCCTTTTCTGCCGCTCCAATACGCTCACGGGATATCTGGCAGTATTCCTCGGATATATCTATGCCGATGTAGTTGCGCCCAAGCATCTTGGCCGCTACGCAGGTTGTGCCAGAGCCACAGAATGGGTCAAGGATAAGGTCGCCAGCCTTAGTTGTTCTTGATATTAACCATTCCGCCCATTCAATCGGCTTAGGGCAAGGGTGTCCATTATCGAACGACCTTGGAGTGCAATGTAAGAAGTCGTGCATACAGACGCCCTTATTTTTGCCGTACACTAATAATGGTTCCCAATCATTAAACCCGACATAAGCTGCTGTTCCAACACTGCCTTTGTACCAGCATATCAGCCAATCAGGTGGATGATTAGCATATATAAATGGCATTTTTTTGATTTGACAGGACGGCATTATGGTCATTCCAGCCACTCGTTTAGCGTTAGGAATTAACGACAAAAACATCTTACGCCAATTTTCTTCAGTATCTTCATAAACATCATAATCCAGTCCCACTCCATACGGCGGGTCTGTCAGCACCAAATCCACGCAGTTGTCCGGCCAGTCATTCATCACATCAAGGCAGTCACCACAAATTATCTGATTGACAGACAATTCTTTCATTACATTACCTTTTATGCTTTGCAAATTCGTTTTTCGTTTATTACTCTTCTTCATTATTATCATCGATGTCTTCAATATCGTCGTCATCAATATCTTCATCCAACGGTTTTTCCAAATCAGCAAAAAGACCGCTTGCCTTTTCAATCGCTTTTGCCTCATCCATTGTCATACCTAAAATCAAAGTTAGATATTCCACTGGTGGTATGAGCTGATTGATTCCTGATGCAACATAAGCGGATAAAGATTCGGTGCGTACTTTGCCTATGTCTGCAATGTCCTTGTCGGTTGGTGCAGACAAGTCCGGCCAATCAATAAAGTATTCTTTTGGCTCAGGCAAAATGCTCAGAATAATAAGTCTGTCAATGCATGGTCGTATGATAAATGGATTGACATAGCCGTACTGCCTTCTTGATAGTCTGGCATTCCACGTTTCTTTATCTTCTGAACTTGCCAACTTCGCTTCTTCGCTTCCTAAAAATATACGATATGGAATACCAAGACTTATCGCAATTTGCCGCATGTTAACATCAACATGTTCCTTTGGTCCGGCAACTTGCGGTGCTAATGATTTAACCGTTACGCCTTCAGATGCAAAATATCGCTGAAGACCCTGCATATAATTTTCCACTTGGTCTTTTAGTGATGCGACATCCATCTCAGCCGCTTCCGGTCCACCTTCTGATTCAAAAGACAGTCCCGGAAAACCGCCCCTCCAAAACATCTCGCCACTACCGCCAAGTATTTTGCGCAAATCCAACAATCTATTGTAAACACATTCCATTCTTGGTGTGCCGTACACTTCGCTGGAATCTCTTCCGTCTGCAATATGTATCACTCTTGTCCAGTGCACTTCCTGCGACATTTTAATATCGCCTGCTGTGCCACTTTCAAAATTGATATTGTATGAAGTTGGGAATCCATATCTTGGACTTGTCCTTGACGATTCAACAGTTTTTATATCCACCGCTGACTGGTCGAATGGCTTTAAATAAATCAGCTCATGTTTTTTATTACCAGCCTTTTCACCAGTAGCAAGATTGATGCCTTCAACGGGCGCATTCAATTCCTTGCCGTCATTTATACCCAAGAGCAAAACACCAAATTCACCAATGCCGCTCAAACTGTCAATTCGTTGCAGATATTGTAAGATGTTTCTTTTCTTCATCAATGCTGTCAACTCTTTTTCAAATACAGTTTCGCCTGCATCTTCTGTTTCGTAAATGGTTGGCTCGAACGCCCATGTTTCCTCAGGCAGTATTCGCACAACACGTTTTGCAGTGCCTGAACGTTTGTACATTTCCTTATACTCAGCGGTGACAATAACGTTTGGATATCCGCATTCGAAGTTGATGTCCTTGCCTATGTTAAGAAAATTAGTTATTGCTCTTGTTCTCAGCAAAGACAATGAATTTTGAATGGGGCCGCCACGAAATACGCCACCCTGTTGAACCAGCTTTTCAAATTCCACCTGATTAAAAACAGATGGTGCTTTTTGCTTTGCATTTGTCACGGTCTTTTTTTCAGTTTTCTTTGCCATTGTCTATTCCTTCCATGAATTTTATCTTATCAATTTTTTCGTAATCATCTTCTTCCATTTCAAACATTTCCAATAATATGCCATCGCCCGCAATCATTTCGTTGTCAATAATATTTGATATGGCGACTATTAAGCGGTCTTTATATTCCTTGTCTGCTCTAAAAAGAAAATCAGCGGTAAATGTGCTCACAATTTTCACAACTTTTATTTTAGACATTACCATAATCCTCCAGCCCTTCGCCTTGCCTTTGTTAAAAGATTAAATGCACCGCTGGATGTATCAACTTGGTCCTTGTATTTTGAATGCGGAAAATATTCCAATTCACTCAGATAATCTACATTCCATGCCGCTGGCACCATATAAACATTTCCAATATTTACTTGGATGGAAAAGGGGTCTGCTCGCAATTCTTTGGAGCCTGTAGGCTTATCAACAGCAACTCTATAACCTGCCAACATCTTTACTGTGGCAAGAACTGAATCTTTTCCGCCGCTGCCGGGCTCTTGTTCGAGTCCTATCTCAACATCATGCCCATCCATTTCTGCTGTGCTTTTAATTATCGATTCTCTTTTATCCGACGACCACTGTCCACGGATGACATTCAATATCCAATATCTGTCATTCGTGTCTCTGCCCATCTTTGTTCCAACTGTAAAACAACCACCGTCCTGTGTAGCTGCTTTGTCCCAATATCGTACAACACGTTTGTATTTTATTGTTGGTGGGGGGAGTTCTACATTTATTCTTTCCCATTTGAATAATCCACCACCTAAGGGTACTGGATGCTGCTCAAACTGTCCTGCATATCCAAACGGTCCCAGAGAAACTCTGGTTACTTGTAAAACACTTTGTGGCAAACGTACTGTGTCAAGCAGTCCATCAACATAATAACGCTCTGCACTTTGCGGTCTTACTTTGTCTGATAATTCTGCTGGCAAACAAATATGTTTTATCGGCGTTCCGCCTCGTGATGCTTTTTCTATCATGTTCGCCGTTGGGTCGTTTTGATGTAGTCTCTGCATGATTAAAATGATGGGTGTGACTTTTTTATCAACCATTCTTGTTGGAATAGTTTCATTCATCCAACGATTCGCACTTTTTAATTCCACTTCTGATATGGCTTCACCCGGATTCAGCGGGTCATCAATAAAAATAAAGTGTCCGTGTTTTCCTGTTATCGTGCCACCAACACCTGTGCTGAAACGAGCACCGCCCCTTGTCGTTGCAAAATTCGATTTGGCAAATTGGTCCATTCGTGTGTTCACCCAAACAACATCTTTTCTCACTCGTTTGCTGTACTTCTTGGAAAAGCATTTTACATATAACTCAGACAAAACAACGTCACGATTTTTCAAACCCAAATCCAGTGCAAGGTCTTTTGTATAACTGGCACCGATTATTCTTGCGGATGGCATTCGTGTCCATATCCATGCTGGTGCTAACACGGAAAAGATTGTTGACTTGGTTGTGCCTGGTGGAACATTTATTACCAAATCATATTCTTTGGGTTGTTTTGCAAAGACTCTTTCAGCAACGATTTGAAGTTCCTCGCACAAATATTTAATGTGCCAGTTCCAGACAGGTTCCTCTGGAACTACAGTACCCCAAAACTCCTGTACAAAGTCATAAAATGATTGTCTTGTTATTGATGCAATTAAATCAAACTCATCGAATTGCATATCACTTTTTAATTGGTTTTCTTTTAACACACTTCATCTCTTTTGATATTGATATTGGACTTGGAATTGGCAATGATTTTTGTTCTTCTCCAACTGTTTGGTTTTTTACATACTTTGTCCATCTCATACTCTCCAAGATTTCTTTTTGTGTTTCATACGACAAATCCATTTCACCAACTCTCAATGTGTGCTCATGCACAACATTTCCATCAACATTCAAATCAACTCTTTCATTGTATCCACGATTTCTGTTGAATGTTCTGTTGGCAAATATAATTGATGATGTGTCACCAAGCTTTATTGATTTTGATAAAGCATCTTCGAAAAAATCACCACGTAATTCTCTGATGAAATCTACCATGTCTGGAAAGTCGGGGTCATTTTCCATCCAGCCTTTTAATGTTGTGTACGATGTTCCTGTGCGTCTTAACGCAACTGCCTTTTTGAAATTGGATGATACAAGTGCGTGGATAAATAAGTTTTGTCTTGTTCTGGTACCATGTTTTGCCAACAAAGCTTCAACTCTTTCAACACCAGATTTTTTTTCATCCAGTGCCATGATTTGGTCCCACAACTTATTCAGTTTTTTTGGTAATCTTCTGTGCACGTAATCCAAGAAATTGTTTGGACTGTTTGAATCTGTTTGGTAAATATTCCTGCCTTTTTTGAGTGCGGTTCTGCACAACTTTTTTCGTGCTCGCCAATTGTTGAACGTTGCACTATTCACCCCCAAACACTTTGCAATTTCGGTATTTTTCAAACCTGTTTTTGCAAGTTCGTATATGGTTAACGACAACGATTCCTTCCACTTCGACATCGATTTTCCTCATGTAGTTTTTGTCTTCAGTTTTTTTTGTGACGTGCTGCCTGCTCAATTATCGATT